GTTGCAAACGCACGCCAAGAAATTTAGCGATGCAAGTCATAAATTGCACCCGATGAAAATGGATCAAAAATTCCCCCCGTCAAAGACGAGGTTGTAAAAACCATATAACATAGAGTGCATGATATGCATCTACCCGTCTTTGCGGGACCCCAAGGTGCTTTGGGGTACTAGCTGCCCACTAGGGGACAGCATAGATTGGAGGGACTCCGGTATAAAAGAACAAACCGAAGTCTTCTCCGACTGCAGTGTACATTGTAACACTGCCATTGGTAGGATTCAAGCAAAAAGCTTGGTAACGCTGGGCATTCGGGTCCTGCTCTCCGTAGGATTGTATAGCGCCCGACGCGAGACCCTGATTTGCTTGAGACATTGCGAACCTATATCTGCTATAAAATGGAACTTCGAATTCCGGAATGTCAGCCTGAACTGCCATACCGGCTTCAGCGGAATTGAAGGCAGTGTAACTAGCGCCGGAAAGACCGTCGCCTATCGACACCACCCATCGCTCATTACCCAAACGAACTCCTTTATAGCGCAAAGAACCACGCCAACCAACGTACCATGGCATCACAAATTCCAGCAACGTAAGGGGTGTTCCCGAAGCTGGAGTAGCTCGTAGCCTAACATTGCTAGCCGTTGAATGTTGGTCATGAAACGCATACCTACGAAGAAGTGTGCGTATGGATTCTATAGTTTCACCAAAATAAACTAAGTGACTCTTATCCGAAACAGGAGCTTCACCGGCGCCTATGTTCTCAAGAGGAGTACCGGTAACCGGTTCATTATCCTGATTCGGAACTTCGTCGTCAAGTAAACTTTGCGGTTCAACTGCAAGATTACTACTGATATAAGTCCAATCACGTGTTCTCCAGGCTGAAGGCTTGCCGAATTTAAAATCATCACCACATCGCACATGGGCAATAATGGTGATATCATTTCCTGCGGCTGGATCAGGTGATTGCAAGGGGGTAAAAACCTCCAAACGCAAAACACCATTATTATACCTGGGATCGAATGTAGCGAGAGTTGTGGCTGAATTCCACTGGCCACTGGCCGGAATCGCCTTGTTCTCAACTTCCAGAAATGGAGTGGGAGCATGCCAATTAATAGGGACCTCAAAATCCCGCATCTCAGAAATATCTATGATGCGTGAATATACCTGGTTCACATTACTAGCACCCATCTCGACTGGATCATAAGAAACACGTATCTTACCACGATGTAAGGCTGAAGCAACAACCTGAAACCGAAAAATCATGGTACCTGACCAATAACGGAAAAGTGAAGCGACACCAGCTTGTGGAGTCATCACAAATCTTACCGGTGTGACGGTAGTGTCAGTATCACCATGCATAGGAGTGACGGCTATGTCTCCAATTGTAGTACCTGGAGCAGAGCCTTCAGCCCAATCGAATTTCTGGAAAGCAACTTCCTTACCTAAAATAGACTTAAATGACATTTCATCTGTGCCATCCAGCCCGACAGTTCTAGGATCAACTGTCATTTCCCCTTTAACATCAAGAGCCAAACGTGGTATAGGCTCATGTGTATTAGTAGTAGCAAACTCCCCATAATAGTAGCGATATTTTTCAATATTCTCTACGTTCTGAGGGCGCGAAAAACCAAAAGCTCGAGCAACTCCAGCTACGACGCTAGCGGCCATCTCGGTAGCCTTAGCATATGGAGCCAAAATAGGCACCATTTCCAAAGTTCCGGCGGCTTTAGCCACGGCAGAAGCAGTTGTAGAGATTGGTTTTTCAGCGAATTCACTCTGTGGCTCTTCATCGGACGCAACCAATGATGAGCGAACTGAATCAGAAACTACAGTGCGTAGTTTAGTTTCTCCAAAGTGAAACGCAGCTACTGTTGCTAGAAGAAAAGAGAAAAAGTTGAAAATCGCTCCGAACACGGTTGACGATTCAACTAAAGTAGATTGCAGGGTCCAAGTATCATACGGTGATGTAGTTGGAGTACAGATCTCAGCATTCTCCATCCAGGCAAAGACTTGAATGTTAAAGGTACCAGAAGCAGAATTTGCATGCCTCAAAGGTACTATTGTAACAAAATCAAGAGCGCCCATATCTTGTCTCATTCGTGTTTCCGTCAAATCAATCCAATTGAAAGGCGAAAAATACGGCAGAGTCATCTCTCCTCCCTCTGAAGTGGTCGGGTCGATATATATATGTGGACAAGATGTAGCCTGAATTATTCTAGCATCAGAAAAGCTACCACAAAATGGGAATACACTTCTGTCAAAGAAGGGCCTATAAGACAAGCAATATTTACCATACATGAATGGGTTGCCAGTACAAACGGCACGTATCTTCAAGTTCCCTCGGACGTGACGAAAACCTTCTATTCTCTTCTTGACCTCGGTATCTTCAAGAAAGATTTTCCAAGGATAGAATTGAGTATGAGTGGTCGTACCAAGTCCAGGGTTAATCTCAAAGATCTTGACAGGACGTGCTAAATATTGTCCCAAAGGGACATCCGTTGTTTCCCCAGCAGAATAAGTGGATTCCAATGGGGACGGATTATAAACTGACACAGGTGTATCAGGGTGTGAGAATGTAATAGTTCCCACTTTTTGCTCCTTAGGAGCGGGTTTTGTTTTCATTAAATCAAAATTAGAAGTACACTATGTACGATCCACGGACTGTACAAATCCCGTGGTCGGTTGATGTAATAAATATGTAAACACATAAAACGAAACGCAAGCCTATGTAAAAATGCAAAACATCAAACACACATGACACGGTAACCAATACGTAACGTTCCTATTTTGGTTTGGCTCATCGCCTGTACATTAGGAACACGCACAGAGGGATGCATTTTACGTCTGCCCAAGACGGGAGGCAAATCTCTAGTTCGCGCTAAAGATCTCCTCAAAAAGCATACCAAAAGTCTTGTGAATGTTCACAGATGTATGCACCAGTCCTTTTTCGTCAAGAATTGTGTACAACTTGGACCGATATTCTTCGTACACCTCTTCACCATGAATAACTAGCTCGCGCAATGCAGTATCCACATTCATGGTGGTTTGTTGTGCCAATGTCAAATGACTGGACGAAAGAACGCACATCATCATCTTGTGTATAGAAGCCAGATCCAACTTTCCAACCCGGTAAGTGAGCCCGGGAAGGGAGGTGGAAAATCTCTTCAAAAACACAAGATCTTCAAGAGAATTGACAAACTTCTTACCCTCAGCCTCTTTGAGGCCCGGAGTAATGATCATATCATATTTCCGAAGGTATTCCTGCATAGTCAGGAAATTGAAGCGTGTGCGCCAACCTGAAACACAATTGATGAAATCATCACCATAGTTAATGTGCGCCACGTATCTACGGAAATCCCCCGGGCGGGCCGAAGGATACACATTACGATATGCGCACCTATTCAGTAATGAATTGTCGAGTCCATTGACAATCACCGTGACAGGTACTCCAGAAGGGGTAGAACCATCAAGACAATACACAAATCCATTGAAATTGACAAGGGGATAAACCAAATCAGCCATAATCATGGACATCACGAACAGGTCGTGAGCTGTGTAATTGCCAAGAGCTGCAATTTCAATCATGATACGGTACGATGCCACGCTTACCTGTGGGGGCTTGCGCACGTCGTACTTACTGTGATCACCATCGAAAACATTCTGGAAAGTGGAAAGCCGTGTCCAAACTTCTTCCCAATCCATAGACAAGCAGTTCATCCCGACTGCGCACTCGCTCAAGACCGTAGTCATTTGCAAAACGCGACAAACGGGAGTGAAATACTTACGTACTAAGATCACCAAAGAGATTTGTGCTACCATAAACAGGCGCACTTTTTCCTTGGTGGACAAAGTAGGCTCATCTTTTGGGGTGGCATTATAGATCCACGGAACACGCAAACCGCGCTCCAGCATGTCAATGCACTCTTGGACGTCCTTCCAAATCTCAGGCAAAAACTCTTTCCTAATCATCCCCTCAGCATCGATGAACTCATTGCTATATTTCTTTTTCCCACCGGGAAAACAGAGACCAGCAGAAGTGGAAAAATTCATACTTCCTATAAATCGCACACCATCAATTCCGTTCAAAATCTCGAAATTAGTAAGTGGTCGCAGATTTTCAAGGAGATACGGGGGTAGGACTTGAAAAGCCGTCATGTAATCTCTAACCGCCCAATCGAGGTGTTCACGCGGAACGCCAGGAGAAGGAAAGAAAGAATACATGGCAGACTTTGGCCACATGGATCGTCCAAATCTAGGTTTGCCGAAATCCTCAGTCACATTGAAAGCGTTCTTGACTTCCTGTGCGATTAAGGTATCAACAGCCTTGCTGCGATAAAAAGCAGCACATGGACGCGTACCAAGTGCCAAAATCCCCTGTTTCACCTCATCATCACTGACATCTGATGTCTCAACCGTGTCCGGCTGTTCATCATCTGACTCATCTTCTTGGGCTTCACACTCCTCTTCCTTCTGCTGAGCAAAAGGATTCAGGTCCCTATAATCGTCCTCTTCCGGAGTAAGGTAATGGTTACGACACCACAATACCTGCTCATCGAAACGTTCAACACTGTGTGAATCACCGGGAGTAAAAGTTTTCTCACCATTACACACACGTGCCCAGGCGGGAGGAAGATTGGAAGTAAAAGCAACACTGGCTTTAGTACGACAGAAGTGCTCCATGGCAAATTCACAATCGTCCTGAGAAGGACAAAACGAACGCGCCAGAGTCAAATCCCGAGTCATACCAGCAAAGTGGAATCCAAGAATGGAGGGATTCTTTCCTTTAGAAATGTAGGCTCCACCACACTCACCTTTCTGAGTCTTAACCGGGCGCTGCCACAACACGACGCGACTCGAAGCCATATGGGGATCATAACGTCCAACTGTTTCTTGCTGGACAGTCACGAAACCTTCGGGCAAAACGCGCTTGCATACAAAGACAGCATCAAAAGAGTCCGGATTATGATTCAAATACGAAAGTAACGACGTCTTACTCCTACTCGTGAGGAAACCAAATGCAAAATCGGCATCCTTACAAATAAGAAAATCAGCACGAGTAACCGTGTATTTCTGAGCAGACGTAGGAGACTCATTGTCTCGCAGACGTATAGTTCGCACTTCACCATGCTTTGGAACCGAATGAGCAGCGCACACAAACAAATTTGTACACAGCCATGTGATACAATCATTGGGTTTGAACACCCCATTAACCAAAACTTCACATACCGAAACGTTCTTGCGAACAAGTTCGATTAGTTGATTGCTGGTCATATTGGGATTTTTAACACCATATTGTGCACGGATCACCTTCTTCTCCCATTCCTCTTTCTTCTCATTTTTGGCGCGCAACGCCTCTTCAGAGATTGAGAGGAAAGAATTTTTCGAAGGCTCAATTTCAAGATCGGGTTTTTCCCGTGGGCCGAAAAGTCCAAGAATGGAAAAGAAACTACCTTGTTTCTCCTCAGGGAGTTCGTTCTGGGCCTCCTCCGAAGTATCGACATGACCAGTAACTGTGCGAATAACTTGTTGCGTAGGAGTTGGATCCTGCGCAGCCTTAGCATCAGCACATTCCTGGGATATCAAACGGTAGAAGGCCAGAATCATTCCGCAAGCCGGGATGGCGGCCAGAAGCATCTTAATCCACGGACCAAAACTGTTTCTGTGAGCTTGGGCAGCAGCTTTAATCAAATCGCGTCTGCGGGACAATATGTTATACGCTCCCAAACGCAAGCGCAGGTGCACCCAAGTGCACCACTGCCAGGCTCCACAACAAAACAGTGCCAACAGGAAAAGTTCCACGTCTATGGCTAAAATAAAGCTCAGAACGAAAGACACACACATGGCAATACACCAACAGTGTGCAGCTCTCTCCCATCTACGCATTTTCTTGCGAAGGGAGACATCATTGAGCAAAACAGCACACTTACGGCAAAATTCCGTGGACCACCAGTCATCGGGTATCCAATACCACCACTGTGTAATATCAGCACGACTTAGCTCATTAAAGAGCGACTCCGTCAAAGTGCTCACCGCACTCGTTGCGCCACTGCTGGACCACGAAGGCCCAAAATCAAGTAAACGCTCTGAGATTGCTTTGGTCACAGATCTAGTAGCAGTGCTATATACAGCATCACATAGGTCAGTCAAGATCCCCTGTTTTTCCATGCATTCGCATTCGATACAGTGGCATTTTTCACACGCATCACAAAATGTGAGATCGTTGTGTTTAACCACCATCTCCTTCTGATTAGAATACCAATTCACCAAAATCTTATTGATGTACTTAAAGTACTGATCAATTTCAAGATTGTCCAAAGCAGTAACACTGCCATCGGACTCAACAAACTGATACGGGCGCCAGCCACGTTTGCACGGTTCATTGATGGTGAAGAGTTGGGTCTTATCAAATTCCGTACCGCCGAACGAAACTGTTTCAGGGCGTGTAAACGGATTACTACGGTCGATTTGCATCAGACCGCCGAGATCGTTGCGAAAACTGGGCTTCACAACAACATCAACCAGAATTATTCGTCGCTTAATAGAATTCTCCTGCTGGGAAAGCTGACTAATGTTCATACTCCGAACGTTGGTTGTGCCAATAACGGCGAGAAGCTCGGGCAAGACTTTACCTTTCAGCTCCAATTCAGCTTTCACTGCAGAAAATTGCACGTTATTACAAATTTGCAAAATGGGTGCAACTGCCAGAGAAGGATCGTATTTCAACGGCCTGTTAGCAATGTCATCCAAAACAATAAATAAGGTGTGATTAAACACCTGGGAATGATACCCATCATCTGGAATGATATTTGCCACCGTGGCAGGATCGTGCTTGATATGCTTCAAAGCACAGATCAATTTCTGCATTGCAGTAACCATCAATGATTTTCCACAACCTGGTGCCCCATGAAATACGATTGCAGGGGGCTGCTCAGTCATGGCTCCGGAACGTCTCATGGTGAGAATTTCAAGATGCCACGAAGCAAGATTGTTGTACCGGTCCGCAAACAATTTCTTGGTGAAAGAGTTGGAACTAGCTGCAGCATCACGCGCAACCTGGAAAGCATCCATGGCCATACGTACAATGTTAAGCAAAGCTCCATAACTGCGTCCTTCGCGTTGGAACGTGCCATCGCGAACCAAAGGCATTGTATCGGAAACTTCAAAATACAATTGATCAAGTCGTGCATTCATCGAACGCTCGTATAGGAAGGGCAATAAACTACCACACTCCCACGAAGCGACGACAGATTCCACGAAATAATTAAGTGCATTAATAAAGCCATCAAGGATGGTAAAAGCGTCGGCAAACTTGTTCAAAGCCGTAGCTCGGAAAATACAAATCGAATTGCAATGTATTTCGGACAAATGCTCGGGCAAAAAGCCCAACACTATTCCAATTGACATAATGTTCGAAATGTGATTCCACAGAGGCATGGTTTTGCATGATTGCCAATTCTGAACCGCCCAACGAAAAGCGCCAAGAACTGTATACCCCTCAGACTCAAGAGCGGAGGCTGAAGCCTCATAACTCGTATTCATGTCATTATCGGGAATTTTAGCAGTTCCAAGCAAAAGCGAAAGGAGATTCGCCGAAACGTCTCCAATCACAGAATCTGCACGCGTGTGCGCTGTAACATTTTCGCCATTTTGAGGTATGGCATCATTCATGATGTACTCAAACAATTCATGAACTGATGTTTTGACCTCATTTTCGCGGGTGGGGCATACCCAATAGCCAAGAACCTGCGAACAGGTTCCAAGCCTACACTTGTTGTCCTCATTACGAGGCAATCTTAAAAGATCATCCTCCTCCTCGGACTCAAGAATGGTATCTAAAGTAGAAGGAGTGGACGACGTGCAAACGTGGAATGCCGACACCAATTGACGATGGTGTGGCGATCTGTACGCAATACACGTTGAAAAGACCGTCGGGGAAACCCGATACGTGACGTAAGTTTGGGTATAATAATACCATGATTTCTTGTCATACACCCAATTTCCTCCTATGATACTCTCATTGATAATAGAGAGCTCATGTGGCGGGGGAATTTGGGTGTTTGGAGGACACGGAGCACCGCATCCATCGAGAGACTGACTCTCTTCAAACACGAAATCTTTGCATTTGAGATGTTGATTTTTGAAGATCTCTCCAGTCACCGAAGGACTGGAGAAATCGGGGAAGCTACTAACTGATTGCATGATGATAGGACGATAGATGATGACTGTAAACTAGATTATTACAGACTTTGAGCTATTGTCTAAACAAAAAGATAGATGAAGGCTTCCAAGGCAAGATGAGTTCTTGCTGACTGGGCTGACTTAAGATTCGCGCTCCTCCGCTACCCTGCAGCAGTACTGAAGGTCCACCGAACTTTTCACCTCATCCCAGGAGGTGGGCGCCATCTTGGGTCAATGGCGACCTTTACCTTAATGCTCCCGTATTATAACGTAGTCACCCAAATCGTTCCGCAACGAAATGACCTCTACGCTTTTTAGGGACCAAAACTTCTTATACTCTGTGTAACTCTTCCAAGAGCCGTAGCGCATTCAAGCCGCTACTACGTTCACCGATTATGGTTATCGTACAAAGTACGCATGCATTCTCGGTTATTAGCCAGAGCTATAAGGACAGTTAATGCGAAGTTTTTAAATAACATATAAACATAAAATAATAATTTTTATCTCCGCATGGGGAAAATCTGTTCTTTAAAGTCCTAACAAGGGACTACAAACAAATAATATAAAAGTATACAACACCGATAAAGGTGTGAAATACAATAAAAATACCACTGATAACTATCAAAATATGAAAAATTACAAGGTCCAGAAAACAAAGGACCAACACAATGGATAGATTCGCTTTTGCCAAAAGCCGAAGTGAAGTTTATTCAAATGTAAACACAAAGTCTTGTCTACGTTGACTAAGACACGAAGTCTTGTCAAGTAGACTAAGACCCTGCTCACAATTCGAAAAGGCACTAACACTCGCTGCACGTCGTAAAGACGTGCAGC